AGGGAGAAGTAATGAGCGATTTAATTAGTATGCTTAAACGCCACGAAGGTGTGCGGTCTAAGGTTTATATGTGCTCTGCAAATTATGAAACAATTGCTGTGGGCCGAAACATTAGCGAGTCTGGTCTTGGCCTGTCTGATGATGAGATTGACTACCTGTTAAACAACGACATCAAGCGGGTAAAAGAAGAGCTTACAGATAGTTATTTCTGGTTCCCTGCAATGAACGAAGCGCGACAAGATGCCTTGGTAGATATCTCATTTAACCTCGGACAGACTCGCTTGCGTGGCTTTGTTAAGGCGCTTGAGGCTATGTCCCGTGAGCAGTTTGACATTGCTGCGGATGAATTCATGGACAGCAAGTGGAGCCAGCAAGTGGGTAACCGCGCTGTTGAGGTTACTGAAATGATTCGTACAGGTGAGTATCAGTAATGCCGTTAAAGAAGTTAGTACTAAAACCCGGAGTTAACCGCGAAAATACTGTATACACCAGTGAAGGCGGTTGGTATGACTGCGATAAAGTACGCTTTAGGCAGGGCACGCCCGAAAAAATAGGCGGGTGGACTCGTTTGTCTGAAGCTACGTTTCTTGGTATAGCTAGATCTTTGTTTTCATGGGTTACGTTAGGTGGCAGTAAATACTTAGGTATAGGCACCAATCTTAAATTCTATATAGAAAGCGGTGGTGCGTATTACGACGTAACCCCAGAACGTGCAACTGTCACCTTGACCAACCCGTTCACTACCGTATCTGGGTCTTCTACCGTGACCGTCGCGGATGCTAACGGTGGGTACATTGATGGAGACTTTGTTACGTTTAGTGGGGGTGCTGCGGTGGGCGGCATTACTGTAGTAGGTGAGTTTCAAATAAGTAGAAACACCTCTCTTAATACGTACACTATAGAATTTACTTCTGCTGCATCTTCTTCTGCTACAGGCGGCGGAACTGTTACTGCTAAATACCAAATTAATACCGGCCCGGAAACTTCAGAACCACTTGTAGGGTGGGGTGCTAGTACGTGGGGTGATGGAGTATGGGGCACAGGCGGTACTTCTACTGACTCTTTTCGTACTTGGAGCCAAGCTAACTTTGGTGAAGACCTTGTATTCGGCCCAAGAACCGGCCCAGCTTTCTTCTGGGATCAGTCCGAAGATGGGTTAACTACCCGCGCAGTTTTGTTGTCCGGTATAAGTGGTTCTACAGCACCTATTATACAGAACCATATTCTTGTATCCGATATAAACAGGTTTGTATTTTTTCTTGGGACTAATGCGCTGGGCACTACCACAATAGATCCCATGCTTATTAGGTGGTCAGACCAAGAAAGTGCTCTTAACTGGACACCTACATCTACAAACCAAGCAGGTGATCTACGATTATCGCGTGGGTCTGAGATAGTTACGGGCATACAAGCACGCCAAGAAGTTCTTATATGGACTGATACAGCCCTATATACAATGAAGTATGTAGGCGCACCTGTAGTGTGGGGAGCGCAGTTGGTGGGGGACAACCTGTCTATAGCATCTAGGAACTCCGCTATATACGTCAACGGCGTGTCCTACTGGATGGGTGTAGGTAACTTCTACAAGTACGATGGGCGAGTTCAAACCCTACGTTGCGACCTTAAAAAACACATATTCAACGACCTAAATACCGAACAATATGCACAGGTGTTTGCTGGCTTAAACGAAAGTTTTGGTGAGATATGGTGGTTTTACTGTTCCGGTAGTTCTACTTCGGTAGATAAGTACGTCATATACAACTACGATCAAGATATTTGGTATTTCGGCACTCTAGCACGCACCGCGTGGGTAGATTCAGGCGTACGAGACTTTCCTATTGCCTCTACTTACACCAATAATCTAGTCAACCACGAAGATGGTTTAGACAATAACGAGGGTAGTAGCGTAGTAGCCATAGACTCTTATATATCATCAGCGCAGTTTGACTTAGAAGACGGACATCAATTTGTATTTGTACATAAGATGTTACCAGACATGTCGTTTGACGGGTCTACCGCAGACAGCCCTAGTGTGGAAATGTCTCTATTACCATTGCAATCTGCTGGGTCTGGGTTTAACAACCCGCTTTCTGAAGGTGGCGTAAACGCTGCGTCTGTAACTCGTACGGCATCTGTCCCAGTAGAAGTATTTACAGATCAGATAAACGTGCGAGTACGTGGTAGGCAGATGGCTATAAAAGTACAGTCTACTGATACAGGGGTAGCTTGGCAGTTAGGTTCTCCACGCATTGATATGCGTCCAGACGGGAGACGGTAATGCCTGTAGACAATACAAAATACAATATAGACTTTGTTTCTCCTACACTGCCGAATCCTCCTGCTCAGTATAATCAGGCGGACTTTGACCAGTTTAATGCTACTTTACGCATATACTTTGACCAATTGGATAAAGGCTTACGAGATGCTAGTACGTCACCGCAAGCCGAAACCGCAGGGTGGTTCTTTAGCTAATGGCGCATAACTATAAAAATGCAAAGGTAGACCTTACCACCACTAATGCGACTGTGTTGTATACGTGCCCTACTGCAACTACCGCTATTATGAAGTCCATTCTTGTGTCTGAAGACTCAGGCAATGCAGATACTTTAACGGTCACTATTACAGATGCCGCCGCTGCGGTGTTTAGCGTGTTTAAAGTTAAGGCCGTAGGCGCTAATGGCACTGTAGAGTTTCTTACTGAACCTCTGGTTATTGAAGAATCAGAAATTATTAAGGTTACTGCCGCCACTGCTAACAGGTTACACGTTGTAGCTAGTTTCTTAGAGGTGTCGTAATGAACATAGGAAACATAGGGCTGGGAAGTTTAGGGTTCGGGGGGACTAAGTAATGAGGAACTACGAAAACGTATAGCGCAGTACCAATCTGGAATTGGTAGCGTACCTGCTCCTACAACTACACCTACTCCTACTCCTACTAAAGCTGTAGCACCTAGACCTACGCCTACCCCGTACCGAGGAGGGCCATCTACACCTAGTTTTGGGCCAAAAGCTACACCTAGACCCGCACCTGTAGCACCTAAACCCGCTATAACAGACGCTCGTGTACCCGGTGCTGGGATAGACTACGTAGCCCCAAAACCTACTGCCGCAGCTATAAACCGTGAAAACGATAGAATAGAAGCTCCTCTAAAATACCTTGCGGATACTAAAAAAGATTTTGCCGCTGTAGGTAATACTGGCGAATTCTCTGGACTACAAGACTACCGCGACAAAATACTTTCTGGCGGTGCCGACTACTTTAAAATTGATGACGTAGATGAAGTAGACGATTACTACGACAACGCCTATGAAAAAGCCTTTGGGTCTATTCCGGGGTTAAGTGCAATAGACGTAATTGGCGGTGAAGGTGGTGTTGGTGGAGGCCAAGTAGATTACAGCCCAACACGTAATCTTGGAGATGGAGAATACCGCTCATACGTAAGCGATGTACCTGAGTACTTAAAAGGTTTTAAAACTGTCACTAACATAGCAGACACTAAAAATGCTTATGGGAGTATTGCTGGGCTAGACAGTATAGACGATACATCCGCAGTTCTTAGCTCTCACTACGGTTATGATTATAAACCTATGGGAGCCGAAACTAGAAAATTTGGCGGTAACTTACAGACACATACCAGCTCTAATGCCGCAGAACTATCTGAGTTTCAGTCATTAGTTAGACCCATATTAAAAGAGCAAATACCGTACCTACAGGCAACTGAAGGGTTAGCCTACCAAGATGCCTTGGTAGAAGCGTATAAGCGTGACCCAATGCTTCAGTCTCTATATGCAAAGTATGATGTAACTCCCGCACGACAAACAAAAGACGGCTCGTCGTATTTGTACGACCCAATGACTTACAGTGAAATCCGCACCAAAGAAGTTAAAGATAGCTCAGTAAAAGACGCTATAAAAATGGCAGCTATTATTGCAGCTTCTGTATACGGCGGGGGGTTCTTAGCTAGTTCTGGTATGTTTGGCGGCGGTGCGGGTGTTGCTGCGGGTGCTGCTACTCCGGGTGCTCTCGGTACGGGTTTAGCGTACGGCACTGCCTCTGGACTAACAACTGCCGTTACTGGAGGCGATCTTGAAGATGTTGCTAAATCTTTTGTTACAGCAGGTATTACAGCAGGTGTAGGTGCTTATGCAAAGGGGTTGTCGGCTAATGCCGCTCAACTAGGAGAAGCAGCAAAGGGAGCTAAAGAAGGTAGTGACTTGTTCAATGCAGCGAAAGCTGCCGCAGACACCGCCGATACATTTAACAAAACAGTAAAGGGCGTTAAGTTTATTACCAAAGCTGTGAGCGGTGATGCTGCTGGTGCAGCTATTTCTTTGTACGGAGATAACCTTACTAGGGGCGCGTTAAACAAAGCAGGGTTCAATGAAGAGTTTCTTGACAAATATAACATTAATCAAGACGACCTAACCGCTGGCCTAGTCAAAACCCAACTAGAAATAGCGGGCGGTGCTGAGATTGGTGACGCACTAATCAGTGGTTTAGGGAAGTACGTACAAGAAGGTGGTGCAATAGGCACGCAAAAAATAGAAGCTCCTGAGATTCTAAGTAGAGCCGCTAAAGTTCTACGTACCGTAGGTAAGGGTATAGACGATAAACTCATTGAGCCAGTAAAAGATGCTGCCAAACCTATTGCTAGAGGGATAAGAAAAGCGGGTAAGGGTGTAGATGACACCCTGATACAACCCGTACGTAAAGTAGCTAAAGCCGCAGATGACGTAACAAAGCCCATCAGAGAAGGTGTTTCAGATGCAGTTAAAGCCCCTGTAAAAGCAGTGGGTAGTGCCGTAGATGACACTCTAATACAGCCTGTACGTGAAGTAGCTAAAGCCGCAGATGACGTAACAAAGCCTGTCAGAGAAGGTGTTTCAGATGCAGTTAAAGACGCGGGTAGTGCCATAGATGATGCAACAAAGCCCATCAGAGAAGGTGTTTCAGACGTAGTTAAAGACGTTGTTAAGGCTACAGGCTTAGGTATAGGCGATGTTATAGCCCTTCTTATGGGCGGCGCTGGCGGCGCAGGTGCTTCTGCCTTTGCTGGTTCTGGTGTACGAGGTGGTACTCCGGGGATTATAACTGAAGAGTCTGCCCCACTATTTGAATTATCAGAAGAAAAAGAAGAAAAGACAGACGCAGTAGCTAACTTCTTAGCTAGTCTTGCAGGCAACAGCCCTGTAGTAAATGCTGCATCTGGTGGTATGATACAAAGTTCTTATGGGGATCTATTTGACACGATCCACCAACCAAAACAAACATCTGGTAGGACTCTTGACGAGCTACTGCGGATAGTTGGGAGTAAATAATGGCTGACGATTTTGACGTTTCTAAATACCTGCAAGGTATCAGCGTAGGCGCTCCCGATAGTAGCTTTGATAGTGACGGGTTTAACACAAACTATGACATGGGCAATTATGACCCCAATAATGAGTTTTATGATTTTGGCAGCGGATTTAACGATGAAGGGTTTAACATTGATTTTCTTAATGATCTAGCTAGCGGAGATATATCAAAATACTCTGGCAGCGGTTTTGACGACGACGGGTTTAACATAGATTATTATAATGATCTATTTTCCAACACATCCAAAAAAGACGACAAGAATGCGTTCCAAAGACTATTAGGTGCCTTTGGTGTTGGCGGTTCTGGCGGTTCTGGTGGTTCTGGTGGTTCTAAGAGCGATACTCTTGCTATGTTATTAGCTTTAGGTGGTGCCAGTTTTCTTAAAGATCGTGGATCTTTT